ACTCCTTCAGCCTCTCCAAGGCTAATTAAATACTCTTGTATAGCTACGTCTGTTTTTTCTACTTCAGTAGTTACACCTTTAAAAGTAAACGCGACGTTATCTCCTTCGGCTTTGGCCCTAACGCCAAATTCTTTTAAACGCTCAAACTCTCCAGTCATTGCGTCCAAAGTTGCTTCGGCTAATTGGTCAAAAGATTTTCCAGTTGAGGATGCCAAGTCACCTAAAGCCGTCATTTCTTTAACTGTTGGCGTAAATCCTCGGTTGGCTAATTTTACAAAAGCGTTGGTTAATTCGTCAACCTGGAAAGGAGTTTTTGAAGCAAATTCTACAATTTGATTCATTGCAACCTGGGCCGCTGAGCTACTACCTAAAGTATTGGTTAAAACCGCTTCCATTTTTTGGAATTGTGCGGTCGTATCAATTATCGCCTTTCCAAAACTTAAAACCGCTCCCACAGAAAAAGCAGCTCCCAAAGATGTTAATGCAGTTGAGGAGATTTTTTCAAATTTGCTAAATTCTTTTCCTGACTGGTCAAGTTTAGAATTTACTTCATTAAACTTTTTATCAAACTCGCTAATTTTAGCGCCTATCTCAACCTCTATTCTTGGATTTGCCATTTCTTTCTAGTTTACTTGCAATTTCTAACAATTTCTTTGCTTTAGCAAAGTCTTCAGGCGTTGACTCTAAAGGCTTTGGATTATTATCCCAGGACAAAGGCCAAATTTTTGTTGGGTCTAAATTTACTCCCTTCTTTAAATGAGGTTGCAATAAAATTATAGCCTGTTTACGCATTGCCTCTACCATGTCTTTTTGGTCTATCTCGTGGCCTTTTATTAAAACCTTTAACTCTTTACGGCTTAAATGAAAAAGCTGCTCATAAGGGATTTTTGTCCGACCTACGAGCAGCAATAAATTTTCGCGAGCATTATAATTCTCGCTTTCGTCTTCATTTACGTTTTTTTTTGTTCGGTATTTTCACCAATCCCCAACTCCAAAAGCAAGTCGGCCAAAACGTCGTTAAATAAATTAATTACCTCTTTACCCTCAACCCAAGTTTTTAACTCATCTAAGCTAATTGGATTTGCCGATTTACGAATGCAAGCAACTTTATGGCATTCAATAAGCAAAGCGTAAATTAAATCTAGCTTTGGCATTTTCCCATTTTGAAAAACTTCACCTAAACTTTTTCCAGTAAAGTCCTCGAAATTAGCCAATGCCCCAAGATTTGGGTAAAAGAAAATCTCCCCTTCTTTAAAAGGAGTAGAATGGTATTTAGCCATATATGTTTATTAGGTTGGTATAACGCTAATTACTGGAGCGCCAGCAAAGTCGAAAGTTCCTGAGAAAGATACTTGAGAGTTTCTTTCTGCGGTAATTTCAAGAGAGTTTAACTGAGCGTCAACTGTAATAATTTTGTCTCCTGAGTCAGTACCTCCAAAAACCAATTCAAACACTTTTCCGATGTCTTCCATCAAGTCAAAAGCTGATAGGTTGGATGCTCCAGTAGATGCAAAATCTAGGTCTCCTGAGAAAGAGAAAGAACCTGACTTGTCGCCGCCTTCAAGTCTAACTCCGTAATCGCCTGTGCAATCGTTTCTTACAATTACAGACTCGTTGGAAATTGAAACAGAAGCGGAGGTTTTACAAACGACTGGAAGAGAGTTCCACTCGAAAGTAAAGAAATTGCCTAATTGATATGTTGCCATTGCTTATTCGTTTTAACAAATATACATAAATTTTTATTTATCAAGATACTTGGAAAATATCCAAGGTATAAGACAAGATTTTTTGGTAAGCGATTTGGCTACTCCCTTGCTCAATTTGAGTTCTGCTAAAGTTCTTTCTAATGTTTATAGCTTGCAAATCGGCTGGCAATGTCAAATAATCCAGAGTCATTTTTAATTGAATAGCATTGGAAATATTTTCCGAAAGCTTTTTACCTCCGTTGCCTTGTGCGAACTTGGTAACGATATTAATTTGAAATGTTGCGTTTTGTCTAATCGAGCAATCGTTGCTTGTTGTCTCGGCTTCGTTTTGGTCTGTAATGAGGACGTAAGCTTGTGAGCCTTGGTAGATAGCTGGATTAATACCAGGAGGCAACTCCGTGTCGTAAACTGGCAAAGTCACACCGCTAAGCGTTAAAGGTGAGATTGCGGCAATAATTGCCTTTCTTATGTCCGTAGCGATTTCTCTCATTTAATATCTTTTTTAATTTCGTTTTCGATTTCTTGCACCAAGTTAGCGGTATTCTTGAAAAAGGATGGCATTAAATAGGGACGGCCAATAATACGGCCTTGTCCATTTCTGTAAAACCTTCTTGCAATATCTCGGACTTCTTGCGTGTATTCTGCACGACTTAAAATTTCCCTTGCACTTAATCCAGTTCCAAATTCCAACCAAGCTTCAATCTCAAATACTGGGTCGCCTGACTGCACGCCAACTCTCCAAGCTAATCCATTGTTTTCAACTACTTTATCAATCCTTTGCTTAATGTTTAATGGTAAACCATTCCAACTACTTGGAGCGTTTCTTATAGCCTCTATTTCAATATCCGTTGCGGCACTTGCCAAAGCGTCTTTAACCGCTTCAACAACTGCATCGCTTTTTTTATTTAAATCAATTAGAGCTTTGTCCAAGCCTTTTACAGTAACCGCCATTACACTCCGACCATGTTTATAATGTACTCTTTGTGTTGGCGCTCGTCATTCAATTGAACGCCAGTAATTTTGTAATATTTGCTTCGATAAAAAACCTGATAGTTTTCGCTTGGCACAAAGGAAACTCGGTATTGAATTGCAATTTGAAAGGTATTTGGTAATACCATTTCTCCAGCCTCTAAAGCGTTATTGGCTCTAGTCTGTTTAACCGATGCAAACGTAGACAAGAAAGTACCTGGAGTAACAGTTGTGCCTCCAGCTCCGTCGCTTATAGTTTGAAAGGAAACAAACTCAACTTTTTGGTCGTATTTTCCAAAGTTTATCATACGAATAAGTCCGCTCTATATTTTAACTCGGTTGAAATACTAGCCTTTTGGGCATAATATTCTTGGTCATTTAATAAATTCTGACGATACGCAAAATCCGTTGCAATTCTTTTAAGCATTGCAACGTGCAAATCTTGAGGCAAAGGATTGGAGTTATTAAATCCAGCCGTATAAGTGTAATTGGCTACCTCTGTTTCGTCGGTTGTTACATCCGCCACCCAAGGGCCAATTGGGTAAATTCTTTGGCCAGTTTTATTATTCGTGATAACCACATTTCTTTCCACATAAAGCATTCCACTTGCCTTTTCACTTTCAATTCTAGCCGCTGGGATTAGTTCGTTAGTAATCAAGGTATCCCAGTCTGAGAAATCAATTTGCATCCAAGCCTTAGCTTCTGCCAAAGTAATTGGCTCCGTTGCTACTTGGGTACTGTATCTAATGTCGAGGGGTCTTACTACGCTCATTTTTTCTTATAGTCTTGTTTGTCCACTTTAATCCAAACCGCCAAGCCTTTGTCGACCAAATAGGTGTCGTAGGTCTTGCCTACGGTCAATATTTCGCCTTTCTGAAAGGGTGCCAGGTCAATTAATAATTTTATCATAAAGATACTATTTATTTCATTAAATGTTTTTTCTCATTCCAAGGCTCAAAATCAGTCCAAGGTCGATAACTATGGAAAACGTAAAGAGAGCGGATTAAACCAATCTTTAAGCCAATCTCTTTAACTCTCATCGAAAACAAAGAATCAAAAGCCAGGCTATTTTCGGTAAACTTAATTTTCTTCCAGGTCTTGTACTGAAATGCCATAAAGAATCCAGCAATGTACTCTTGGATTTCTTGTACCCCACCCCCCCCGTATGACATGGCGATGTTGTAATGATTTCTAATGTTTAAATCGTTACTAAAGGCTTTACCGTGCAATTGGTGCTTTGACCTTAGCCGATTGGTATAACATCCAACCAAGCCAAATTTGTCTCCATCTAAAGACAAAGCATCGTGTATTCTTTTGCCCCAGTCAGGAGTCAGATACAAAATATCACCGTCTTGTAAAACAATCCAATCCTCGTCATTTGCATTTATGCTGGCCAAGTATTCGTTGTAGGCTTTGCCAATGTCTTTCTCTAAACTAAAAGGATTTGAGTAAAATATTCTCATTTGTAGTTTACAAATTCAGGATGTTTTGAGAACTCTTCGTAAAGCTTTAAATTTATTTTACCGCTTTGTCTTCTTTCATTAATTGATAAAGACGAATCGACGGCAAAACGCCAATCTAAAACATCAAATAAATCAAGACTATTTTTTACATCCATAAATGGTTTAGGAGTTAATCCTAAGTCATGTATTCTTTGACTGTATTCGACGTGTTCAAATCCCCACAAGCCAAATTGAGGCCTCATTCCTCCAGCTACCTGAAGACATATATTTTTCAAATAAAGCATACATCCATTAGGAGCGGTATATGTCATTAATCCTTTATCTTCTCCAGTAAATCTAATTGAGGGACTATAAATAATGTTATTGCTTTTTTTATCAAAGGTCAAGCACAAATGATTGACTTGAGAATTAATGTAAGGCTTAAACCAATCATGTGTTTTTGGTCTTACATCGTCATCACAAAGAAAAATGTGGTCATGTTTGTCCGCTAATTCTAAACACTTGTTTTTAGCCTTAGCTATTCCAACATTTTGCTCAAACCGATAATTAGATTTTACAGGTGTTTTGGATGCATCATCAACCACATAAATAGTAGCATTAATTGGTAAATATTTTTCCCATTCAATTAATGTTTCCTCAAATACTTCTTTTCTATTGTGCGTTGTTAAACAGACTGCAATTGTTTCCATTCTAAGAATTTTGGATGTTCTGAAAATAAAGTTTGATTATATTTTTGATTGAATAATTCTAGCTTAGACCACATTAAATCATTTCTATCACTTATGCTTCTTTCTTTTAAGGTTTGGCTACCTAAATGATTTACTTTAGCTGAAACAACCAACATTGGAGGCACATTAATTTTCTTTAATTGCTCAACTAATGAATTGTCAGCAAACCAAAAATCAAAATCCTCATCTAATCCGCCAATCTCTTTATATAATGACCTTTTCATCATAAACGCCCAACCTGATAAATTTCTACCACATTGCCAGCCTATTTCATTTTCTGTAACATCCTTTTGCCTAAAGTCAGCCATTGCAATAGGACTAACAATAGGATAATCCGCGGCTAATAAACCATGTAGCCAGCCATTTTTAAATATCAAATCATTATTACAAAACATTACCCAGGGAGCATTACCACGAACTGCTCCAAAATTTAAAAATTTGTTATAATTAAATTGGGAATGAGGATTGTATGTGGCTGCATTTTTATAGAATAAATTAGTCTTCTCTTCTATTACAATACAATTGACTTCCAAACCATTTGCCGACTGAATACAACTATCAATTGCATTTTGAGTCATTTTTGACCCTAGTTTTGAAGCGTTAGAAATAAAAATTACATCTACAATTGGATTCATACTGGTTTTTCGTTTGTTTCTAATGTTGGGGATATATTCTTGAGCAACGGTTGTTAAATCGCTATAATCATAATGATAAAGGACTTTATTTATTTTAAACTCAGACTTTAAATGTGGTTTTAAAATCTTTGCGTAACCAGCGTCCTCCGCTCTTGGTAAACTTGGAAAAGAAACCTTAGTTGAAACTTCTTTTTTTATTACTGGTATGTGATTTGGCAATCTATAATAAGCCTCCTCAGTATTGTAGTCGTTAGGAAAATCTTTAGAATAGTAACAGATTTTAGGATTGTTGCCATTTAGTGAAACCGAAACCTCAAAGGTTATACAATCTGCATTTGAATTAATTGCCTCTAAAATACTTAAAATGTAATCTGACTCAATTCGGTCGTCACAATCTACAAAGGAAATGTATTTTCCACTTGCTAAGCCTACCATAAGATTTCTCTTATCTCCTAGCATAATGGTTTTGTTATCAATTAAATAAATAATCTCAACCTCTTTTTGTTTATTTGCCTCCAAACTTTCTAACTGACCATAAAGCATTTCTAAAGATTTAGGCAAAAAAGTATTTCTCCTTTCAGATACTGAGGGGACTAAAATTGATAATTTAATATCGCTCATAATTTATTGAATTAGATTTCTCCGCAAGGCTTACAATTTTTCTTAAAATACATTTCGCAAGCCGTGCCGTCGGGATTGCTTGGCTCCTCATTAAAGTAGATTTGAGCCTCGCTAGGCTTTGCAGTAAAGCGCTGGCAAGTGTTTTTAAGCTTGCATCTTTGAGGCTTACACATCGTAAATGTTGCCATATCCTATAATTTATTTTAAAGTAAATGATTTTGAACGCGTTAAACAAAAAAAGGCTGGAAAAATTCCAGCCTTTTAACCACTAAACTAAACACACACTAAATATTAGGTAGTCTCAAGAAGCGCCTTTGCAGTTGCAAACACACCTTTAACCAATACTGGAGTATCGTTAGCTGAGATAAATTGTACCAATCTCTGCTCGATTCTTACAGTCTTCAAGTTGTCGATAAAGTCATCGCCAGACTCTCCGATTGCTACTTGCAAACCACTTCTCAAACGTACGTTGATAACTGAAAGGTCACCACCTACGAATTGTGCAGCCGTTCCAGTCAAAGCGTTTGTTGGGATAATGTTTACACCCCAAGCAGAAATTCCACCTTGTGCGTTGAAAGTAACGCCAGCTGGTAGGATATAATTCTTGTCTGCATCCTTCTCAGAAAGCATTAGG